GGACCGCTCGGTGCAACATATGGATGGAACGACGAAATTGGCTGGGAAGTTGTAGCAGACCCACTTAGTCAAAAAGACCTTGATAAAGCTAAACAAACACAAAAGGCTATTAACGAAATAGGTACGGAGGCTGCTGCCGTTGGCGCAGTGGATGTTGATCCTACTGGATCAGAAGGTCTTGCAGGTGGTCCGGGCGGCGTAAATGAAGGTCCGGCTGCAAGCCAAAACCAAAGTCCTAGCTTTGGCGATCAAGAACATGGCGGTGGTCCAGACCAAGACGACGGCCCAGAAGCAGATGGGGGTGCTGTAGGCGGAACGGATAATGATGCTGACGGAGACGATACTGGCGGTCCAGATGGAGAAGGAGAGGGAGAAGATGGTGGCCCAGAAGGTATAGCTAAAGGAGGATTAATCAAGCGTAAACCACGAAAGAAAAAAAGAGGCGGAAGAAAAAGAAAGAAAAGAGGGGGCTTAGGTTCCCGAAAGTGATAGTCACACTTAAACAGACTAATTTGCTGGCTACTCATCCCCCTACACAGTAGGCTACGGTGGCCCCAGAGAAAGAAATATAATGTCTGAAGTAGATACCGTACAGGTAGAAGAAAAGAAAGCCTTTATTAGTCGTCCGTATTCCAATTCGGAACGCATTAAGAAAGACGAAGAAGAACTAGAAGAAATGCTTCGCGTACAAAAGGGTGAAGTGTCCGAAGAAGAAGAACAAGAAGCAGAACCCACTACCGCTGAAGAGCGTTCATTTAAAAAGAGATATGGTGACTTACGTAGGCACACACAGAAACAACAGGAAGACCTGCAATCTCAAATTAGTGAATTAAAGGAACAGCTTACGTCTGCCACTAAAAAAGAGATGAAGCTACCTAAAACAGACGATGAGATTGACGAGTGGATGACTAAATATCCAGACGTAGCAGGCATCGTAGAAACTATTGCAATTAAGAAAGCAAGAGAACAATCCACAGAATTAGAAGAGCGTGTAACTAAAATTAATAAGATGCAAGAAGACGCAGAGCGTCAGAAGGCAGAAACTGTTTTACTACAGTTACACCCAGACTTCGATGAGATCAGGCAGGACGATGACTTCCACACGTGGGCAGAAGAACAACCCCGTTGGATTCAGCAAGCCCTGTACGACAATGACGATGATGCTAAATCAGCAGCCAGAGCCATTGATTTATATAAGGCAGACAAAGGTATTAATACCAAAAAGAAAAGCAAGCGTTCTAGTGATGCTGCTGAAATGGTAGATACCCGTGCCACACGTAATCGGCCTACAGCCGAAGATACTTCCGGCGTCATTAGAGAATCAGACGTTCAGAAGATGTCAGCTACACAGTACGAAAAGAATCAAGATACTATTATGGAAGCTATCCGTTCAGGAAAGTTTGTATATGATCTTTCTGGTTCAGCACGTTAATAATAGTTGACATTAATAAATATTCGTATATAACTATATCAAAATAAGTGGCCGCATTAGCCTACCCACTATTTTGGTGTAGTTTATACACCTTAGCAACTACAATTTTATCTATAGACTTACCTAAAGCGAGTAGCCCGTTAATAATACGTTAGGCCAAATGTATTTTTAAACGCACCTATTTTAATTAGCCTCTACAGGAAGTTTGGAGTTAGCATCTGATAGCTGTTTAAAGGAGTTAATGTTATGGCATTTTCAGCAGCAGCAGGATACGGCAACCTACCTAATGGTGCATTTAGTCCTGTAATTTATTCTAAGCAGGTGCAGCTTGCGTTCCGTAAGTCATCTGTATGTGAAGAGATCACCAACTCTGATTATTTTGGTGAAATTGCTAATATGGGTGACACCGTTCGCATTATTAAGGAGCCTGAAATCTCCGTTAAAGCGTACACTCGTGGCACCGTTATTACACCTCAAGACCTAGACGATGAAGACTTCAGCCTCACGGTTGATAAGTCTAACTACTTTGCTTTTAAGGTTGACGACATTGAAGAAGCACATTCTCATGTCAACTTCCAGTCACTAGCTTCTGATCGTGCGGCTTTCCGCCTATCGGATCAGTATGACCAAGACGTTCTTGGTTATCTTTGTGGCTTTAAGCAGTCTGCACTACACAGTGTTGCTAGTGCTGTTAACACCACTGTTAACGGTGAAGTTGCTGTTGCAACCGCTGGCACAGACGAACTACTTTCTAGCATGAAGATTGAAGCCGACGACTTCGGTGGTTCTTCAGGAAGTGCTATTGGTATTAAGGCTCGTGCTGGTAATGATGGTGCAGTCGTTGGTTCTGGTAATGCTTATGCTATTCAGGTTATTTCCCGTATGGCTCGTAAGCTTGACCAACAGAATGTTGATTCAAACGGTCGTTGGCTCGTTATTGATCCAGTCTTTAAGGAAATTCTTCAGGACGAAGATTCCAGACTATTCAACAGCGACTTCGGCGGTTCTGGTCTTCAGAACGGTCTAGTTCTAAACAACCTACTTGGCTTTAAAGTATATGTCTCTAACAACCTACCTTCGATTGGTACAGGTTCCTCCACAACTGGTGGTACTAATGCTTCTAACTTTGGTGTTGTTGTTGGGGGTCACTCTTCAGCCGTAGCTACTGCCGAACAAATTAACAAAACAGAAACCTATCGTGATCCAGATAGCTTTGCTGATGTTGTTCGTGGTATGCATCTTTATGGCCGCAAGATTCTTCGTCCCGAAGCTCTTGTAAACGCCAAAATTTGCTTAGTATAAGGAGTATTGAAAAATGGCTACGATTACTGCTACTCTTGCTCCCGCTCGTGGCAATGAAGCTCGCGGGCGTCAACCCTACTATGTACAACAGATCATTGATTTGACTGCTAATAGCATCAACCCAAATGGTGATGTTGTACAGGCTCTAACCATTCCTGCAAACACAAAAATTGTGTCGGCTGGTTTTCAGGTTACGTCAAGTGCTACTCAAAATACAGGTACTGATGCCACTGCCACTCTCGGCACAGGTGCAGACCCTAATGAGTACGTTACAGCATTTGATATTGACGGGGCTGCGGATGGTGCTTATGCACCTAGCGTTACCGTGTCGGCTGATCTAGTAATTACATCTGCTGATACTCTTGATCTAACGCTTGCTGGTGGCGGCGCATCTTTCACTGCTGGTGAAATTCGTGTCTTTGCTTGCTTGCTAGACGTTAGTGACAATGGTATTGCGACTGCTGATGAAGTAGATCGTGACACTCTAGCGTAAGCTAACTGAGTATGGGACTGGGAGTTAACGCTCTCAGTCCCTACTTATGTTATATAAGGAATAAACTATGGCAATTACCACAGCAATGTGTAACTCTTTTAAAACAGAGCTTTTAGGAGGAACGCACGACCTAGACTCAAACAGTATTAAGCTTGCTTTAATTAAAGTATCTGCTTCAGGTACATACAATGCAAGCACGACAAATTATTCGGATGTTACAGGTAATAGCGATGAAGCTTCAGGTACTAACTACAGTGCGGGCGGGCAGGTTTTAGACTCTGCTTCTATTGCTTTATCCGGTTCTACGGCCATCGTAGATTTTGCAAATGAAGTTTTTTCTAATGTGACTGTTGCCACAACAGGTTGTATTATTTATAATGCTTCCCAATCTAATAAAGCTATTTGTGTAATTGATTTTGGCGGTACTGTTTCAGCTACTGCTGGTGATCTTACAATTGAATTTCCTGCCGCAGACGCATCAAACGCTGTTATTCGTATTGCATAATAGGTAGCTAATATGGCTATTATTGCACAGTCTGCTCGTTATGGTTCTGGTTTATTTGGTTTATCTAAATATGGTGAGATAAATCTATCCGTATCACTAGCAAGTGTTGCTGCAACCAGCGCAGTAAATACTGTTCAGTTAAGTGCTAGTTCTAAAGTTATACCTACTGGTGTTGTAGGTACAGGCAGTGTTGCACCTGTAGTAGCGGGTGGTTTTGAAATTGACATTACTGAAAAAATTAGTACAGGAGTAGCTAGTACAGGATCAGTAAATACTGTTACTATAAATATTGGTGAGACGGTTGTAGGTGTTACTGCAACAGGTGCAGTAAATACTGTAGGGCTTAGTGCAAATGCTACGTTTGAGCTTGCAGGTGTTAGTTCTACAATAAGTTTAGGTACTGTTACTTCTATAGTAATAGAAAAATGTGAAGGTGTTACTGCAACAGGTGCAGTAAATACTGTAGGGCTTAGTATAAGTGCTGCCTTTGAGCTTGCGGGTGTTAGTTCTACAATAAGTTTAGGTACTGTAGTTAAAACAGCAGAAGTTTTTAATTTTGAAACAGTAAAAACACAGTATAGCAGAAAACGCTGCGTTTATATTTCGAGAGCAGCTTAATGTCTACTACATATGAACGAACAGTAAATGTTCCTTTTGAAAGTCGTCTTATATTTGTATCAAGACAAACAACAACAAACGACAGAACAATAGATATACCAAAAGAAGATCGTTACGTTTATATTGAGCGTCAACCAACTTCATATGATCGAACAGTGTACGTAACGGAGTAACTATATGTCCTTTAAATGGCCTGTAAAAGACCCAGATGAAACACTAGACTACAATGCAGATTGGTCACGTTTCTTAGGCGATGCCACAATTAGCTCTGTAGAATGGTATGTTAAAACTAGTGAGATTGGTAAAACACTTTTGGGTGCAGGACAAACACTAACGACTGCATCTAGTAGTGCTGTTACTGATAGTATTCAGAATGTGTCTCAGACTAACACAACTACTGTTGCTACCATTAACATTGGTGGTGGTGTTACTAATAGAGAATATACTTTTTCTTGTAGGATGACAGACAGTACAGGCAGTACGGCTGAACGTACCATTAAATTAACAGTGAGAGAAAAATAATGGCGTACAATTTTCTCGGTCTAGTAAACGAAGTTAATAGGCGGCTTAATGAAGTTCAGCTTACTTCTTCTAACTTTGACTCGGCTACAGGTTTTTATTCTCATGCGAAGGATGCAGTTAATGCTTCTATTCGTTATATTAATCAGTCTGAATTTGAATGGCCTTTTAATCACGTAGAACAAGAAGACGTACTAACAACAGGTACTACTAGATACCCATTTCCAGATGACGCTAAAATTATTAACTTTGACAGTTTTAGAATTAAAGAAGATACTACATTAGGCAACAATACAAAAAAACTAAAGAATGTAGCCTATGAAGAGTATTTACATAAGTCTGTTTCTCAAGAGTATAAAGCTACTGCCGATAACAATGCTCTACCTAATTATGTGTTTAATGCTCCTTCACTAGAATACGGAATGATTCCTCCACCAGATCAAGCCTACAGTGTAATTTATGAATACTATCGTGTTCCTGTTGATTTAGAAAATGCAACTGACGTTCCAGTTATTCCTGAAAGATTTAAGCACATTATTACAGACGGCGCTATGCACTACGCATATCTTTTTAGGGGTGATGCACAAGCGTCTACTATAGCTATGCAAAAGTTTGAAGACGGTGTTAAACATATGCGTAGTATTCTCATTAATAGATTTTATTATCTTCGTAGTTCTATGGTTAGTAACAATCAGGGAGGAGGCCGTATTGCTACATCCTCTTCTAACGTAGGTTCTTCTTTGGACGCCCTATAATGGAAGCGTGGCAAACTTTTCCTATTGAGTTTAAAGGGGGTCTTGTAACCAATTTAAGCCCTCTACAGCAGGGTATTAATGCTCCGGGTAGCGCTAGAGTGCTACGTAACTTTGAACCCTCTATTGAGGGCGGCTACAGGCGTATATTAGGCTTTGATAAATACGACAGTAGTATCATTCCTGCATACGGTGCGCCTGTTGTACATGGAGCCAGCCAAAGTGGTACGACATTAATTATAGGTAACATTCATAAAACACCTGAAGCGGGAGACACGCTTACAGTTGCTGGTGTAACAGGTACATATACTATCGCATCAGGTGGTGTTAGTTATGATGCCACTAATCGGAGGGCTACACTAACACTAACAGGTTCTTTGGCTAGTAGTCCAGCTAACGCTGTAGCAGTTACGTTTACAACAACTACAACCGACCACA